CCGGTTTTATTTCTGCCGGGAGTTTTCTTAACGCCGCCACGCGATCACACCGACTGAGTGCATATTCTGTCAGCAATTCTGTTGCCCGCTCTCTGTCATTCATACTAATGCCCATTTTCCCAAGGAACGCAGAAACCCCCATCTCAGCCCGATTCTGTGTCATGCCCTGCGCGGCCATCACATCAGTGATACTCAGCGCATCTTTCGACGTTGAGGCCGATGCATCAGTCAGGCCGGGGGATTTTGGGGAGTAGTATTTCGGTAAATCTTCCAGTTTCATTTTTTGACCTGCCCTTCAAGCATTATGGGATAAATCTTCACCCCCAGACGTCCACCAGATACTGGCTGAGCACGAACGATATTGATTTCATCAAACTGCTCATCGTCCATTAGCAACCCCGCATGCGTCAGCGCATCCAGCGGCGCTTTCAGAATATTGTCCAGGTCACGGCGGCGCTTATCCGGTGGTTCTGCAATAATTTTTATTGCCAACCTTCCGGACAGGCTTAATTTCAGCCGCTGCTGGCGAACAATAAGCGCCACTGCCCGGCGATAACGCTCCCCGGCTTTTGATACAAAATATGTGCTGCCACGACGACGCCAGTAAGTGTTCACCGTCGGCGGGTAAGGTAAAACAAATTCTATGCGCTCGGTCATTTATGCTTTCCACTTCAGAACACCCGAATTTCTCGCGTGCATTAAAAAACGAATCAGCAACAACAGCTGACTGCCGTGTTTCTCTTCAAAATCTTTTACTCCGGCATGTAGTTCGTTACGGCATTTACGGCATAACGGAATAACAAACAAATCATCAGCCTTTGTTCCCATCCCTCCCAGTCCATGACCAATGATGTGATGCGGATCATCTGCCTGATTGCCACACGTCATGCATTTCTGCGTTTTTACCCAGCGCGTGTATACAGGCATCTCTTCCCGTTGTGATTTCTGGCGCTGGAGATACTGAGCCGGTGACTCCGGATCAACGGCAATGCTGACCACCGTCTTTTCCTGTGGTGGGTTCTGTTGCTGGTGGACGTGAGGCAGTAACGCAATATTTTTTGTGCGCTGCTTCAGTATGCTGGTGGCTGTCTGCTCTCCCGGTATGATGTCGCTTTCACTGTACACAGAGCGAATTTTTTCCGCACGCAACCCCAGCGAACGACGTAATACCGCTTCCGGTAGCGCGTCCGCCACCTGATTGCGGACCGCCCACCAGGATAATTCAGCCAGAGATAATTCACGCTCCTGCGTACCGCTTATTGCGTGACCGATGACGTCAATCATCCATGCTGACAGGTTTTGATGAGCAAGTTGCTCGAGTGATTCGGATGTCTGGTCACGCAGCTGGTTGTCGCAGTGCCAGCACAACACCATTGCGCCGGTACCATAACGGTGAATGACGGTTTCGCTGTGATGATAATCGCCGTGTGGCCACTGGCAGGATTTAATATGGCGCAACAGCCAGTCAGACAATGCACCAGCACCACCAGCAGCACGAATCACCCGTGCGTTACTGAAAAACGGCAGCAATGTTTTGTCTTCCACCAGCGGCTGGCGAGCGGCAGGAACGACCCCGGACGGCAGATTACGCATGCTTTTTGGTTCCGGCTCCACCAGTATTCTGCCGTTATGGAATGCTGACATTGATTCACGGCCTGGCTTAACGATAACCAGACCGAGTTCCGGTACCAGAACAGGTCGAAGTAATACCCGCACATTACCTCCAGATCCGTTGCTGGAATGTGCGGGACGGACGCGTTGGCCGTTCGGAGTAAGGGAGCCTGACGGAGATTATCCAGTGACGGTAGTCGAGGCTAAGGGCTTTTTTAACCTCGCATCCGCGCCTGCGGTAACACTGAATGAGCCATTCGGCCTGTTCTTCAGTGCATGGGGGATGCTGGTACCAATCAGATTTAAATGCGTGAGAGCGCCGCCCGTGCCTGCTGGCAAAGACGGCTGAATTATCAGAATTGTGTAGTCTGGAAGGCAGTGGCTGACAATAGCGCCATTCTCAACGCGCACAGTATAGAGGCCATCTTCACTAAAAATTTCACGTAATTCTTCGATTTTCATCAACAGAATCCTTCCAGATAAATAGCACTCCCCTGTTCGGGGTCCATCCCTCTTCTCCCTGCGCGCTACTTAAGTATTTTTGATTCTATTCCGGCACCATCTAAAACTTCAAACGCGTTGAAAATAAAAACAAAAACCCGCCGAAGCGGGTTAAGTGTGGGTGCATTGAGGATGCCTGACCCATCAGAGGTGGCGAGGGATTTCTCCCCCGCCTGGTCTCTTACTCCTCAGGTTCGTAAGCTGTGAAGACAGCGACCTCCGTCTGGCCGGTTCGAATTCGTACCTCGCAGAGGTCTTTCCTCGTTACCAGTGCCGTCACTATGACGGTTAAACAGATGACGATCAGGGCGATTAACATCGCCTTTTGCTGCTTCATAGCCTGCTTCTCCTTGCCTTTCGGCACGTAAGAGGCTAACCTAGATTTGCCGTTCATAGATTGAGCCTCAGATTAATGTTAAGCGTCTTGCCGGACGCGTAATGTTAACTGGGGCTTTTCTCTATCTGCCTTTTGGTGTTCATGCCTGAGACAGATAGCCTCAAGCACCCGCTGCAATTCTACTTAACTCTCCTTTTCCCGCAAACCGTTTTTATCCCCAGCGGCAAATCGAATACACCACCAGCGCCACCGCCATCGCAATTCCTACCGTTGTTAATGCTTCAGGCCAGGTCATCGTAAAATATCCTCCACGCTTATCAGTCCGTTCCGCTCCAGATAACTCATCGCCTTATCCGGTAATTTGCAGTCTGGCTTCGCTTTCCTCAGTTGCCAGGTTAACTGCTTTACCAGCATGGTTAACTCATCGACCAGACGCTGATATCCCACTGGTTTGTATTCATGCAATTTACCGGCTGGCTCTGCTGCCAGCGATACCAGTGCGATTTCCAGAACAGCAATATCCATCTTATATGTGCGGATGATGTCATGGTCGATTGTGCCCGGTATGCACAGTCTCTGTGCTTCAATAGTCTCCTCTGCGTGAGCTATTAACTGCTCTCTGGTAAAAGTCGTCATGCCGTAGCCCCTTCTTGATATTTTTCAAACCAGAACACAACCGGCTCTGCTTCCAGCGATGCCAGCGCAATCCGTGCCAGTTCCATTTGTTCACCACGGGTAAGCCCGTTTTCAAGCGGGTTTTTAATGAACAATTCAATACGTTCTTTGGTAATAGTGGTCATGTGTTACTCCTTAACCCGCAGTGCTTTCAACTGATGAGGGGAACAAAATCTTTTCATCAAACCCTGCATTCATATCATGAACAGCAACACACCAATCCATCGACGAACGATTATCAAGAGCCTCCATGATTTCATCCATGCGGCGCAGGTCATACAGGTAAATGCTTTTATCGCCAATGGTGTAAAAACCAATTTTTTTCGGTGATGGGCAGCGATCAAGAACGTCCTGTAATTCGTTCAACCATGCCCGTTCTTTTTTTGTTAAAGTTGCCATATCACTCTCCTTTCCCATGAAGCATAGCGGCGCGGCAGGCGTTCCATATTTCGGCAGCAATATCGCGCTCGCTATCGGTTAATTTGTACGTGGAAACATAGCCAGAGAGCATTTCTACATTTTCCGGAGTTGCTTCTTCCGGCACTACCGGCGCTGGCAAGGCAGCGTGATAGTAGAGTGGCATAGTTTTGTACAGTGGTTCGCCAGGACTTCCGTCAACCTGATTCCATTCTTCAACCCAGGCATCAACAACCGCTTTGCTGGTTGATACATGTTCTTCTGAATCTACATTTTGTCCTGATATACAGAACATAACTGCCTCTGCTTCCAGCGATGCCAGAGCAATTTCATAAGCACGGCGCTCAATATTGTCTCGAACGTCCAAGCTGCCTATGCGCTCTTTGATTTCTTTAATCAGTTCTTTGTCGGTAAAAGTGGTCATATCAATCTCCTTTGGTACCAATGTTTACAGCCTGGTAAGCCTCTTTGAGCACCCAGTCAACAGCGTCTTTCCATGCTCCGGTTTCGACTGGCGGATTCTCACGCTTTACCTGTTCATAGAAACGCACTGCTTTAATCAATCCTTCTGGTGTCAGTGGCACAGGCGGGACAGTGAATAAGACCTGAATCTCATAGCTCGGCCTGTCGTTGCAATCCTCTTTTGTCGGTACATATTTCCAGTCACCAACCCACGGCTCCCCCTGAGAGTCCGTAACGCCTTTTTTCACGTAGCGATATCGCCATGCCACTGGTTTTGCCTGCCCTGCCTTTTCATGCCCTTCCTGATAATTAATCTCGCTCATTCATCGCCCCACTCATCACAATATGCTTCGACCGGTGTTTTCCCTGCTTCATAATCATCACGCCATGCTTCAGCATCAGCGGCACTTCCACCGCGTAACTCTGCATAATCCATTAACAGTTCATGCCATTCTTCAAAACTGGCGTTATATTTAGTTGAACCAAAATCAGCCATTTTGTTCTTCCTCTTCGTCTTTTATTTCGTGGTATGAGTAATTGCAGTAGTTAAAGAAAATATCTTTAGCTTCATCCTGTATTTCATCTGGTGTTGCATCATCATCCACTTCGAATTCATCCTCGAAATCTCCACCGGCTATTCCCGTTTCAATAATTATTTTGAATTTTCGCATTTCACTACCGCCCTTTCGGACGGCCTCCTGATGTTCTGAGGGTGCAGAAATCCCTCCGGTTAAGGATTTGATTTTATTTACAGTGCTAAATTTAATTATTCAGTTCTGGATTTTGTCGCCCTGCGTATCCGCGCTTTCGCGTTACGCTCAATCTGAATTAACTTTTCTATATTTTTCCGCCTTTCCTGTTCCTCCTGGCGCAATAGCCTTACATCATCTGCCAGTCTGGTTTCTCTTTTCGCCACAGAGAGCATCCAGTCAAACGGCTCCACAACTGCACCGCAGATTTTACAGCGGACCTGACGCTCTTTTTCGTCAACCCGGACAGAAGCGTGATGG